TCATATCTATATCCTTTGCGACATTTTGGTTTTCCGTTGGACCAAAATGGCTTCAACGTTTGCGGTGACTTCGCACCTCGAGAGGATTTAGTGCCACCAAGCTTCTTCGGTATTTGCCCTACTCCAGGAGTAGACGTCATATCCTGACTTGGTGACTGTTTCATACGAGGTAATCCAAATGAATACCTATCATATGTTCCGGGGTCGTAAAAAACACCTTCATTACCCATAGCTTGCATTGTCCATCCTAAAGTCGGACCTAATGTAAGCTCATCTGCGGGTCCGGGGAATAATGACATTGCAACTAAACCAGCTCCAAAAATCTGGTCTCCCCCGAATCCCCTTAACTCATGACCCAAAGAAGCATGACCTGCGCGAAATCCTTCATAATATGTAGTACTAAGAACTCTTTCAGCTCTAAAAATAGGGGAATGCTCGACAAACCAAGTACCTACGCCCATCTCACACACCCACCATTAGGAGGATTGAGTCAGAGTTTATACCACAACTCACAGCCACAATCAAAAAAACATATTTCCAGAAATGATCTGGTAGTTTTCCTTCAGTTGTTAAATTAAACTTCATATTTAAGCCATATCTTTGCATAAAACTTTGCCTAAAACGGTTACTTCCATTAAAGAATCGTTAGCACCAGTCTTCAATCTACCCAGTCCCGCCGGCAAAAAGCATGAGAACCTAATATTTGGTAACTCAGCAGTAGACGCTCCAAAAGCTTTGACAAGAGTTTGGATTGAATCACCTGCGTCTACGATATCATAAGGAGGAGTCTCTAGTTCTTGTTCAATAGCTAACTCAAGAACCTCACCAGTCGCTTGGTTTCCCGAAGAAATCAACGCCGCTAATGGATTCGAAGGGCCTTCCAATGTTTCACCAAAATTCGGAGTAATTACTTCCATTCTATCAACATTGTATGCATGGATCATTCCAACTGATTTGTAATAACCGGACGTGTCAACGGTATCACCGATAACTTTAGTCTCTTCACATATATGTAAAGTAAACTCATCTGCCCATCTGCTTTCAGCTACAATATCCGCCGCATCTGTATAGATAGGAGTTGTTGCTAGTTTCGTGTATGTCCACTCACCTCCATCTAAATCCCATCCATCAGGATAAAGGGCTGTATCGGAATTTTCCGTAAACGGTACTAAGTCAAGAGATCCATCAGGTAATTGACGTTGATCTAGTAAAGGACGTATAGTTTTACCATATCTACCATATTCGTCACCTTCAACACCAGCGTTCTCGAACATGATATCCCTGTATGCATGAAACTTCCTAAAGGCATTCCTCATTTTCCAAGAATTAGGCGCAGACGAAATAGTCAACGCCGTAGCCCCTAAACCGGTGAGCTTGATGTCAACCATGTAACCATACACATGACCATCACGCGTAGTTACTTCTTCATTTTTTGAATTTATACGCGATAAATCACGTGCAAGATTCAAATAATATGTCGTATTTCCATTTGGCTTATAGAATAATTGATTTTCCATGTCTCCAATAGGAGAGGCTAACCCTGTATAAAGATATAGTTAATTATCGCCATATTTGCAGCTATAGCAAATTAAATAATTTGGCCAATCCCATTTGAGGGATCTCTGTTTTTTGCAAATCTGACAAGGTGCTTTTCTATTACCCATTAACCGGCGTTAGCATTGATGGTTATAAACGCATCCCGCCCCATATCCGCGGGCTTCCCTAATACCGGTGGTATTTCTTCCCGTCTTGCGATTTTTTCACCTCCTTCGGGGTGTCGCTAGACTTACCCACCGGAGGCCATTGGTCTTTAGAACCTCCGTCTAAATGTTTCATAAATTGGTCAATAACCAAACATTCTTTCAAATCGGTGAACTGGGTCTTCATAATGCTCCCATTTACCATATTTAATATCAAAAAATGTGGGGACAGGGCGGCCTTCCCAAACCGCCTCTGCCTCCGTTGTCTCCTTCGTACGTGCCATGCCGTCCTTAGCAGCCTGTTTAGATTTCTTCCGATCAAAGTATGATCGTCGTCTTGTCTTCTGATGCTCTCTGTATTCGGATTTCGTGAAAAACACTCCACCGTCAATTAGCTGATCATGTGGAACTGCAAAAGTACAGTCCCAACAATCGCAATATACTCCAGATACAGCTTCAACTTCGTTGTTAAACTGATTGAACCATACACCTTCGCCTATCCAAGCCACATTTATTCGAGTATGTGTCTTCTACTTAAACTACGCTGACACCCTACAGCTCCACACTTACGACTCGAGTGCGAGTGAGTTTTCGTAGTGTGGCTTACTGTTATATGCCCACAACGAGGGCATTTGTATCTAGTTAAATTACCTTTCATGATTTCTTAACGCACATCTTACGCTTAAAATCATATCTATATCCTTTGCGACATTTTGGTTTTCCGTTGGACCAAAATGGCTTCAACGTTTGCGGTGACTTCGCACCTCGAGAGGATTTAGTGCCACCAAGCTTCTTCGGTATTTGCCCTACTCCAGGAGTAGACGTCATATCC